TCTCTCGTCCGTTCTCGGATATTCCGGGGGCGGGCGCTTTTTTCGTTTCTGGCTCCGTGTCGCTGCCGGTCAGGAAGTAGCTCACAGAGCAGCCGAGGAATTCACAGATGGGAGCTATATACTTTGCAGGCGGGTCGGTGCCGCGCTGCTTCCAGTTTGTCGTTGTTGTTGTATTGACGCCGATGAATTTAGAAAGCGCGTATGCGGTTAGGTTTCTGGAGTCAAGCTCATGGAAAAGCCGCTCGCAAATTGTCATCGAAACACCTCCCAAGCGGTATGCAAAGTACCCAAAAAATAAGGTAAATATTTTTCATTCGTTAGCTCCCAAAGTATTGACTTACACCCCAAATGTGATATAATATAATCAAGCCAAAGGAATAAGGTAAAAACCCAAAAACAAACGGCCCAGGGAACGGGCCAGAGGATAAAACAGGAAGCGGCAGTGAAAGCCGGGTCGGAAGCGGGCATAGCTCCGGGGATGACCGGCAGGCGGTAACGGCGGTACGAACGGCAACCTCTGGACCATCCCGAAGCCAAAAGGCCGGGTGCAACCGGCGGAAAGGAAAACCATGACTAACCGAGAAGCCTACCTGGATGACCTGGATGAGCTGCTGAAAGAAATCGACCAGCTTTTGAGTGCGGTTCCTATCGGCAAGACCAAGCTGGAGCATCAGGCGCGGGAACAGGCAGAAGATGTGGCCGGAAGAGCCAGGGCCACTATCAACTGCATGAAGCGCGATTACATCATCGCTGAGTGATGACCGCCCGCCCCGGAGGTTACGAGGGCAGAAAGGATAACTAACCTATGGAACGCAACAAGTATGAATTGCAGCGCGAGGTCCTTGCTCGCAAGTACGAGACCATCCTCAAGGACTTTGAGGACACCAACGATGACCGGCGCATCGCCTGGAACTGCTACCAGCAAATCATCGGCGCTTGCGAGGCCATGCGGGACAGCGGCATGGAAAACAACTTTGTCTGCTGCGCGGTCAACAAGAGCATCCGGGAGCAGGAAACCGAGATTGACGAAATCATCACTCGGTTTACCGGAAAGGTTTACCGGGGCGTCCGCTGGGTAAAGCCCGAAGAGGAAGAGCACAAGACGGTCACATACCGCGAGTTTTGGGCCGCGCTTAATGAGCTGCGGGAGAAGTTCAGAGAGCACCACATCAGCCTTGATGACTACACGGATGATGAAACAGGCGTAATCTCCCTCAAGGTAGGCTGGGCCTCCATCGGGTCTGTTTTAGCAGGTGAAGCAAGGGAGTTCGCGGACTGGATGCGGATGGCCGCCTCCGCCGTCGAGAACTTCAAGTACAACGGCTACCGCGTCAAGTGGGGTGAGTGAGACGGGACCAAGAGAAATCACCCAGGCCGAGGCCGCCGATCTGCTGGCCTCCGGCTTTGAGACCGGGCGGTATGAGCCGCTGGGCCTCTTCCTGGTGGAAGAGACCGGCGGGGCCTGGACCGGGATTGACAACAGCGCCGGCCACGCCTGGACGGAAGAGTTTGAAACCCAGGCCAAATGCCTGGACTGGCTGAGGGAGGTGACTACATGACTTATCTGAAAATCCTGTCCTATGCCCGTCGGGGCATACGGGCGGAAATCGAGCAGAATCGCGAAATGCAGAGCAAGGCTTTGCAAGGGGCTGGGGCCTACCCGGAGGCAAAGAAACTTGCCGATGGGTTCCAGGCCATGATTGACGCCTTGGAGGTCGATATGGCTACTATCGACGAACTCCAGGAAATCCACGACAGGGAATGACCCGCCGGTGCAACGGCGGCCAAACGCGAAAGGAGCTAACCATGAAATTCCTCGAAACCAGAACCGAGATCGCCAAGGCGATCAACTTCAAGCAGTACCCCACCATCCGCATCGACGTGAGCGAGACCGACGACTACGGGATCGTCGGTACCCACGTCCTCATCGACAACGGGACCTTCCGCACCGGCGAACCCTACTACGTCCGGGCGACCATCCGGGCCTTCCGCGACGAGGGCTGCTTGGTGTTCAAGAGCTACGGCTCCTGCCTGCACGCCGACTTCACCTACTCCGACATGGAGAAGATGCTCGACTACGCCAACGTCCCCGTTGTCAAGCCGGACCAGGAAATCCTGGTGTGCCTGGTGGACAGCGTGAAGCGCCTGGTCTACAAGCCGGTGGTGCTCAAGACCGGCGCTCGGGTGGACCCGCACTGTCAGACCCCCTTGACCCTGGAGAAATTCATGGCCCCGGGCGTGATTGGAGGTAACTAACTATGGCAATCAACATCAAGGACAAAATCGCTAAGCTACTGGCCCTGGCAGAAAGCCCGAATGAGAACGAGGCCAAGGCCGCGCTGCTCAAAGCCCGCGAACTCATGGCCGAGCACAAGCTCAGACCCGAGGATGTCAAAAAGGCCAAAAAGGAAAAGGTCATCCGCAAGGTCCTGGACATCACCTGCACCGCCATGACCAATCCCTGGGCCGCGTCCCTCTCCGCTGTTGTTGCGGAGCATTACTGCTGCCGAGCCTACCGCTACCGGAGTGCCGGTAGCAAGAAGAACAAGATTGGCCTGGTGGGGCTGGAAGAGGACTTCGAGATTGCCCAGCGAATTGTGATATACGCCCATGAGTGTGTCATGGCCGGTATCAAGGCCCAATTCGTCAGGGACCCCAAGGACCCTCCAGGAACCTACCGCGAGAAGTGCAACGCCTATGGCTGGGGGTTTGCCCGGGGAGTGAACAAGGCTTTTCGGGAGCAGGAAGAGCAGCACCAGGAATGGGGCCTTGTGATGGTAGTCCCTCAAGCTGTGGATGACAGCATGGCCGACATGGGGAAAAAGACGCAGTTTGGCACTGAGCAGACCGGCGGCTGGCGCGACGCCTACCGCGCCCTGGGCTTTCAGGACGGCAGACGGTTTGACCCCGCATCCCGCCTGTCTGATGGTGTTCCTGGACAGCTTATGATTGGAGGTTGATGCCGATGAAGTGCAAGAACTGTGGGTGCGAAGTCATCCGCATCCGGTCAGGAGGGCGCAGCGTCGTTTGTGACGCCGCTCCGATCACCTACTGGAGCGTCCGGGATGGAGCCTCGATGTCAGAGATGTTATCCCTGCTGACCCCGAACGGGGAAAGCATCTACGGGACGCCTGCTGGAAAGCTGGAGAACGCCGTGGGTGTGGCCTACCACCCCCACACTTGCGGACTGTTGCCCATCTTCCACCGTGGCCGGGATAGCTGGAGCCGCCCGGTCTACGATGACGGAACGGGCCGCCTCCTGGTGGACGTGGACCCGCGAGCTGGCCGAAAACCGGACATCTGCACGAAGCAGGGCAACGCCTTTGACGGTGAACCCTGCGACCCGGTAGATGGAGATTTTATCTTCATTCCGCGCCGGGACACCTGGTAACAGTATATACCAGAACGTCCCAAAAAACAAGCCGTATAAATTAGATACAAGGAGGAACCAAGCATGAGAACGGCAAACCGAGTTAAGCCGAAGACCGACTTCGGCATTGAGGTCCGGCTCTTCACCGCACAGACCGGAATGACGGTGAAAGAGCTGGCCGAGCGGTCCGGCGTCAAGTACACGACGCTGATTGAGACCACCACGGGCCGCTGTGCAGGCCACCAGCTCATCCCCATTGTCCGGGAGTACATGGCGAACTACGAGCAAAAGGAGGCATGACCCATGGCGATGAAGCCCCTCAAGACCGCCCACGATATGTTCTACTTCGTGGAGGACGTGATGCAGATTTTGGGCTACTCCAAGTCTAAGAGCTACAAGGTCATCAAGAGCCTCAACCGCGAGCTGGAGAACCAGGGCAAATGCACCTGTGACGGGCGCGTCATCAAGCGGTATTTCCATGAGCGCTACGGCCTGGATGAGCTGAACGCGTCCGCGAGACGGGGGGCGTAGCCATGGAGAAGAGCAAGAGACGCCGGAGCTATGCCCGCGCCTACTACCGGCTGTCCGTCCTCTGCCTTGCGGCCATGGTAACGGCCCGCCTCATTCTACTGATGATTGATGTCATCCAGCTTCAAATCCAGACCGCCGGGGCTTTTTCAATCCCCGCGAGCGCGGCAATCTTGGTATTCACCGGCTGGGAGCTGAGAACCTGGACCGGTCAAGGAAAGGAGAAAAAATCATGTGGACCTACAAGTGTGACCGCTGCGGAGCGGCGCTTGACCCCGGAGAGCGGTGCGACTGCCAGGACCGCCCGGTCAAGTACAACGGCAAGCCGATCTTCACCCAGGAGAACTTCAACTACTCCGAGGCCAAGATAGGCGACTATGTGGAGCAGGCCGTTGTGGATGACGCCATGGACTGTCTGCCTCCGGCCTCGATGAGCGCCCGGTGCGCTCAGATGGGCGAACCGTACTCCCACCGGGAGGACCCGGAGACCGGGCGGCTCCGGCCTACTTACTACACGTTCAAGCGTGTGGCCGGAGAGTGGCCTAACGGTATCTGGCAATTCTGCGGCTGCTGCTTCCAGGGCGAGACCGTCCCCCGTGGCAAGGACCCGATCTACTGCTGAGAGGGGGCCGAAACGATGAAGCGAAGCTGCGGGGG